GGCGAATACAGCATCAAGATGCACACAGAATGACTCCTTGGCAGCAGTATGATATGACTGAAACAGAGTGGCGTCAGTATCAAGGAGAATATGCTGCTTGGTTGGATAGTCTAACAAGGCAGTGTGTAAATAACCACTTGGCGTCAGCGAGCATAAATAAACATATGAGCAGAACAGGACCAAGACCAAATTCACGCCGCTTCCCGGATGCCGTTGACAACAAATTGTTCAACGATTGGATGCGAGCCCGAGCACAGGCGCATTTTAGAAGTGAGGTGTGGATGCTGACCGAACAAGAGTATATTGATATTTGGCGTCAACGCGACATGTATAAACTTAAAGGTCGTGGCTCAGGTACATTTTGTCTAGTACGCATTGACTTAGAAAGGGGTTGGTCAGTGGATAACGTAGAAATACGTGAGCGTATTAGACACTTCCGCCGTTGTGGTGGTGAACGACGAGAAAGATGCGGCGAATAACAGGAGTTTCAAAATGGCAGCAAGAATAATCAAATACATACCCAAGCGTACCTCAGCAGGTACTGAATACAGAGAATGTGACGCAGATGACGTCATGTGGATACAGACTCAATTAGTGCAGTACATGGCCACTATGGGTGAGTTGGATCAAAATAGAGATGAAGATAGTCGATGGGTTCGCGATCAATGGTGGCACAAGCGCACGGATAAACTGCACAAAGGCCGACTGGGACAGAATACTCCTTGCAGTATCATCAGTGGAGTCATTATGAATATGATGTTTAAAACTCCAACTCAAAGAGACTTTACCAACAAGCAGATGGAAGATATTGAGTACATCAGCAGTATTATGGGCAACTGCTATGAAGGATTGCAACCTATGAGATTTCAAATAGGCTTTTAATTTCTTGATACACAGTGTATAATAAGTTATTAAAGGACTTATTATGACACAGCAAACACAGCAAACAGCACAGACACCACAGAGCAAGCATAGACAACTAGTAGAACTTACTGAGTCAGCAACAAGACAAGAGGTAGTACTACTATCACCAACGGAACAACTAGATGCAAGATTGGAATACACAGTGGGATCCTTACGACAGCCTGAAACAGTCTGAGAATAATATACAACAATTGGCTCAAGCGTATAATAACCATGAGTCAATTGTGAATAAATTGGTACACAGTCACAATAATCATGACTCTGTGCTGGTTCAACTCAGCCAGCAGCACCAGCAATTGGTGCAGACCATTAGGCAACTGACGCACCAAGTTGAAATGCTCAAAGTACAAATCAGTTCACTAAGTAAAACTCCATAATTACACTGTTTTGGTGTTCATACTATAAATAGTGTATGAACATTGTAGAAGCACAAGCCCTTGGGCTACAACCTGTCAAGCCCGGCGAAAATCACTCACAAGAAACCTTCGAGATACTGCCCTACGAAGAACCAGTGATTGACCCCAGCCGGACTGGTCCACGCCCCAAGAAATTAGTAGCCCTAGAAGTATTTGGCTATCAAATAGGCAGAGGCATGAACAAGCGGGTGGTCACTCCCGAAGATGTCTATAAACTAGCAGCCTTGGGGCACTCAGACAAAGAAATAGCCATTTGGTTTGATGTGCCTTATGACACACTCCGATACAATTTTACGGATATCATGGCCAAAGGCCGGCAGGAGATGAAGACTGCACTGCGTCAAGCCATGTTTAAAAATGCACTCAGTGGCAATGCTGCACTACAGATCTTTCTAGCCAAGAACATGTTGGGCATGAGCGACAACGGTATGACCTCTAGTGAAAATCAACCATTGCCGTGGACGGATGAAGACTAATGGCTCTGAGTCCAGCACAGCAGACTATAGTAAAAAGTCTTAGTCGTTTCCGTGTGGTAATTGCTGGACGTCGATTTGGCAAGACTCACATCAGCATCCGTGAACTATGCAAGCACGCCAAAGAACCCAACAAAGAAGTTTGGTACATTGCTCCTAGTTACAAGATGGCCAAGCAGATTGTGTGGAAAAAACTAAAGAATCGTCTTAATGACCTTAACTGGGTGGCAAAAATCAATGAAACAGAACTTACTTTACATCTTAAAAACGGTAGCGTTATTAGTCTTAAGGGTGCCGATAATTATGATAGCCTTCGCGGTGTTGGCCTTGACTTTATTGTGCTTGACGAGTTTGCCGATATTAGCCCGGATGCTTGGTATGAAACACTTCGCCCAACGCTGTCAGACAAACAGGGCCGAGCCCTGTTCATCGGAACCCCCAAAGGCATCGGCAATTGGTCCTATGAAATATACCAAAATAGTCAGAACAGTCAAGACTGGGAATCATTTACCTACACTACACTAGAAGGCGGTCGTGTACCTCAAAGTGAAATACAAGCAGCGCGTCGCGATCTCGATGAACGCACATTCCGTCAAGAGTACATGGCCAGTTTCGAAACGTTCAGTGGACGTATATACTACGGATTTGACAGAGCACTGAATGTTGTTAAATACGAGGGCACAACGCCTCAGGTATTGTATGTTGGTATGGACTTCAACATTGATCCTATGAGTGCTGTGATTGCTACCAGGATTGGAGATACCCTACATATCATAGATGAAGTCCGGTTGTTTAGTTCTAATACACAAGAAATGGTTGATGAACTTAAACAACGTTTTCCTCGCTCCAAACTTTGGGTTTACCCTGATCCAGCAGGCAATCAACGCAAGACATCAGCAGGCGGTACCACGGACATTACCATACTGAACAACAGCGGATTTGTGGTCAAAGCACCACGCAGTCACACCCCAGTAAGAGATCGTATCAACGCTGTCAACAGCCGTTTATGCTCAGCAACCAGCATTAGAAACCTAATAATTGATCCCAAGTGTAAATACACAATCGAAGGACTTGAACGTCAAGTCTATAAAGAAGGTACCAGCCAGCCTGACAAGGACAATGGCTACGATCACATGAATGATGCCATTGGTTATATGGTTGATTACCTATTCCCTGTACGTCGTGATGTAGATCCGGATATATTAACACCACAACGCTGGGGTCACTCGCTAGCATAACAAGGAACCTAAATGGACGCTATTCAAACACTAATACAAGATGTAAATCAACTGACTACTGGTAACAAGATCTATCAGACTTATCAATCACAATGGCAATACCTTTTAGAAAGTTACATGGGCGGTGAAGAATACCGCAATGCCAGTCATCTAACCCGCTATCAACTAGAAACAGACAGTGAATACAGAGCACGTCTTAGAGCAACGCCATTGGACAATCATTGTCAAAGTGTAGTGTCAGTGTATAACAGTTTCTTGTTCCGTGTAGAACCTGATCGTGATTTCAATGGTTTAGAAGCCAGCCCTGTACTAGAAGACTTCTTAAATGATGCTGACTTTGATGGACGCAGCCTTGATGCATTTATGAAGGATGTATCAACGTGGGCCTCAGTGTTCGGACATACTTGGATCATAGTGGTCAAGCCCAACATTGGTGCAGTTACCATGGCAGACGAGATTGTCAATGGTATCCGTCCTTATGTTAGTCTTCTAACACCTCTTACAGTGCTGGACTGGCAGTGGAGCAGAGATTCTTCAGGAAGATATAGTCTAAGTTACTTCCGTTATCTAGAAGAATCCAATGGCAACATCTCTGTGCTGAAAGAATGGCGCACTGACAGCATAAGAACTGTTACTGTGGACACAGAGGCTGAACAAATCATTGATGAAATCTTAGAAGTAAATCAGTTGGGCATGATCCCAGCAGTCTGTGCCTACAATGGTCGCAGTATGGTTCGTGGCATTGGTGTTAGTGACATTGCTGACATTGCTGACGCACAAAAGTTTATCTACAACGCCACAAGCGAAGTAGAACAAAGCATCAGACTGGACAGTCATCCTAGTCTAGTCAAGACCCCTGAAACTAACGCAGGTATTGGTGCAGGCAGTTTAATTCATATGCCAGAAAACTTAGACCCAGGGCTCAAACCGTACCTATTAGAGTTTGGCGGTGCAAGTGTGGATTCAATCTATTCCAGCATCAAGCACACAATAGACACCATTGACAAAATGGCCAATACAGGTGCAGTTAGAGCCACTGAGTCGCGTACACTAAGCGGTGTTGCTATGGAGACTGAATTTCAACTGCTCAATGCTCGTCTAAGTGAGAAAGCAGACAACCTAGAACTTGCTGAGGAACAGATGTGGAAAATATGGTGTTTGTATCAAGGTACTACATGGCAAGGTCTGATTGACTATCCAGGAAGTTTCAACATACGTGACACTGACAAAGAGATTGTTCAACTGCAACAGGCCAAGGCAGCAGCCACTGATCCTCGAGTGTTGACAGTGATAGATCAACAGATCTTAAAATTCCTAGGTGAAGAAAGTGTTATACTCACAGTAGAGGTTGCGGCCGCTGATATTCCTGCTCAACCTGCCTTTCAAGTGCACGTTATGATTGATCCACAAACAGGCACTGAGTACTATGCTCGCACTGAACAAGAGCACATGGCCTATGCTGCCTTGG